CCATGACAAACTCACCCGCGAGCGTTCGACGCAGGTAGATGTTCGTCGTGTACGGCTCGAAACACTCGTTATTGCCCATGATCTGGGACGTGGATGCGGTCGGCATGGGCGCCACCAACAAAGAGTTTCGGAGACCGTACTTTTGAATGTCAGCCTTGAGAAGGTCCCAGCCCCACACGTCTGGTGTTGGCTTCACGCCCCAGAGATCAAACTGGAGCTTGCCTTCGGACGCGGGCGACCCGGTGAATGTCTCGTACTTGCCGTACTTCTTGGCGAGCGCACACGAGGAACACAGAGCGCCGTGATACATAGCCTCGAAGATGTTCTTGTTGAGATCACGAGCCGCCAGGGAATCAAAGGGCAAAGAAAGCATCATAAACACGTCTGCCAGTCCCTGGACCCCGAGCCCGATGGGACGATGGCGCGTATTACTCAGGGCGGCGGGTCTGGTCGGGTAATAGTTGGCGTCTATGACCTTGTTCAGATTCTCAACAACAACCTGTACGACCTGGTGGAACTCAGACAAGTCAAAGTACTTTTCAGACCCGCTCGTACCGTCCGCCTTGGCCCATGATCTCTCTCGGACAAATGACGGGAGACACAAACTGGCCAGATTACACACGGCCGTCTCTGAAGGCGTTGAGACCTCCATGATTTCATGGCACAAGTTTGAAGATTTGATGACTCCGATATTTTTTTGATTTGACTTTTCATTCACAGAGTCTTTGTACCCCATATACGGTGTGCCCGTCTCAACTTGTGAACGGAGAACACGATCCCACACCTCACGCGCGCGGACCTTCTTCTTGTACCGTCCCTGTGCGACATATGTACAGTACAGCTCGTTAAACTCTTCGCCGTAGACGTCCTGGAGACCGGGTGACTCGTTCGGACACATGAGGTACCAGTCTCCGTCCTCCTCGACCTTTTGCATAAACAGGTCTGGGATCCACAGGGCCGTGAACAGGTCGCGACACCGCGCCTCCTCATCACCCTGGTTCAGACGCAACTGGAGAAACTCCATGATATCGGCGTGCCATGGCTCCAAGTACACGGCGAAAGACCCTTTACGCTTCCCACCGCCCTGGTTCACGTATCGCGCCGTGTTGTTGAACACGCGCAACATAGGCACGATACCGTCCGCGACCCCATTGGTCCCCTTGATGGATGTACCGTTCGCGCGGATATTGCTGATGTGGAGACCGATCCCTCCAGACCACTTGGAGATTTGCGCACACTCCTTCAGAGTATCATAAATGCCCTCGATGGAATCATCCTTTGCCGCCAACAGGAAACAGCTTGACATTTGTGGGCGGTTTGTACCCGCATTGAATAGGGTCGGGGTTGCATGTGTAAAGTACTTTTGGGACATGAGGTCGTAACTTTTGTGGGCGCTCTCAAAGTCTTGCCCATGGATCGCCAAGGCCACACGCATAAACATGTACTGAGGCGTCTCCCCAGAAAGGAGGTACCCTTTTTGGAGTGTCTTGATTCCAAAGTATCCAAAGTCGTAGTCCCGTGCATGAACTACCCACGAGTCCATATCGAGTGTGACGCACTTGATGTATTCCTCACTCACAAGCCCCTTTGTGTAGAGAGCCAGTGCACAGTCGCTAAACGTCTTTGGGCACGTCTTCTGGAGGTTCGAGACGGTGATGCGCATAGCCAAGGTCTCATAGTCTGGGTGTTCGGTAATCATACCGATCGCCACCTCAGCACTCAGAGTATCAATTTCGCTTGTGGAAATGCCGTCATACATGCTTGTGAAGACCTTCTGAGCCACCTTGTCTGGTTGAACACTCAGGACCTCAAACTCTGGTGCCATATTTAGTTTTGAAATTCGTTGGGTCACCTTGTCAAACAGCATCTCGACCACATCCCCATTTCGCTTGATGACCTTCATTGTATTTTTAGCAGCCTATTTTTTTAACTTGAGTAAGAATAATATGAGTACGCTCGAGACGTATGACCTCAAGCCGATTCGTCTGAGTACGCCGACGCCTCTGGGAAATGCATTCTTTTCCGAATTCAACCGCGAGGGCATTCACTCGACCATTGTAGACGTCATCAAGTCTCAGACGGGCTATGAGCTCGACCGCCAAGACGACGGTGACCTCCAGTCCCTCATGCGTGTCGTGTACACGGACTTGGCGGCGGACCCGTACACGGATGTACGGAACCAAGTGGCTCGTATGAATGCCGAGGTTGTGAAGCGTGCGACCCAGACCATCTCGACGGGTATGCTTCAACAGCTCGTGTACCTGCGTGACATCACCGAGAACCCCGTCCCTCTCGAGATTCCAGTCAACACCAGCACGTATGGCAACAAGCTCCCTAGCAACTTCAAGTTTGGGATTTTCTAGGTTAATATAAATGAGAGCACTTGACGACATTCTCTTTGGGTTTTTGATCTTCTTCGCCATCGAGCGTCTCGTGCGTCTCACAAGTAATGCATTTATCGAGCCGTGGGCAAAGGCGCGCACAACAGATGAAAACGTCGTGGAAAACTGGAAGCTCAGTGCCGAGTTTTTGTTCCTCGTTGCGGCGTGTTTCGCTGTCTATTTCTTCAGAAAGCCTCTGGCTCGGCTTGTCACTTAAAAGGACTAGGCGTTTTATACTCAATGAATAAGTTTCGTGATGAAACAGCTCTCATGTGTCATCAAAAGGGGTGGGACAAAGCTCCGATCAGTATCGTATGGATGCTCCTCAACGAGGAAATGGGGGAACTTGCGTCCAGTATCAGGCAGAAGAAGCAAATTTACAAAAAGACGGGACTCAAGAAGGACAGAGGTACGGATATTATGATGGAGATGGGTGATGTATTCAGTTACTTGTTCCAACTCGCTGCCATGTTGAATGTTGACCTCGATGAAATGTGGGAACTCCACCAGCAAAAGGTCAAGACGAAAGTCTATGCGCTCAACAAAAATAATGTAAGTGTATTCTAGAAATGGCATCATACCTGATGATAGATGACCGTCTACAGATCGACAAGTTCAACCCATCCACGTGGACGGGGGACTTTGGCATCAACAAGGATGGTTTTCGTAAGGATCTCTTTATCGATGGGTCGTACACAACCGCCATCGATGAAAAGCCCGTTGATTATTCTGATGATCTTGACCCGAACATCAAGCCTCGGGATCTTTCAGGGAACGTGCACCTCAAGACCATCAGCCCAAACTACGCGCCTCACGGGGCTTTCCCAACGCGCAAGATGGAGTACTCTGATGGTACGGTGACGTGGTACCGCCCACTGCTTCCATGGTGCTGGATGGGAGGCAGTGGTCAGGGGGACGGTCTAAAGATGTTGAAGAAAAATCCTCTACTTTTGCTTATCATTTTGGTCGTCGTGTTTTACATTTTGAGCCGGCTCAAAAAGTAGCCACCTTAGACCCAACTACTTTGACCAATTTCTTTGCTAAATTCTCCTTTTCAATTTTTGACCGTTCATCCAACTTGGGGCAACAGTGTACCTCGAGTTGAATGCACCTACAACAAAACGACCCAGAACACTCGTGACACGTGAGAAACCTGTTCTTATGTTTACACTCGAGTTTCTTTCCAAACACTTGAGTGTACGACTCGAGGTCTGGGTCGGGGGCGGATGAACTAGCGTTCATCCTAGTACCTCACAAGCAATTTGTTTCTTAAAGTGGCGAGAGGCGTCCCACGGCACGGGGTCATCCACAATTTCACAAAGTCCTTGGGCGCGCCCCTTCAGGACCCGTTGCCATACCCTCTCGAGTACGGGGAGCGCCTTGGCAAACCACTCGCGGTCCCGTTGGACGCGTACGACGACAAACTCGGCTTCAGAACTTTCGTTCTTCGCTGGCCGGTACTGCACGAAATCACACTCCTCCAAGTCTGTAATCTCAAGCTGGAGCTGAACCTGTGGCCAATAGTGTTTCGGAACCTTTGCCTCAATCTTCCGTGACAAGGGACACTTGATTTCGACCAAAATTCCATCTTCAGTAACACCGTCCGGGGAGGCGCCGAGCCACGGGTACTCGCGGTGTTGGACCAGACCAATCTCGTGAGACTTTCTGTTATATTTTGCGTCATACAAGTCCCGAACAAGGGGTTCGAGACGCGTTCCGTGTTCCGTCGCTGCGTTCCCGGCCCACTTGGTTCTCAGGACCTTCTTTTTCACAAACGCATCTTCAGATTCGTACCGACTTTCACCAATCGCGCTCGCAGCATCACTTGCCGTGATCATATTCTCACGGAGATCTAACCATTCCTGAGATCTTTGTTCGGCGTACTCTTGCGCGATCAATTCACGAGCCCTCTCGATCGTTCTTTCCATTGACGGGAATCTTCTTATTCTTAAAACGTGGATCCGTCTTAAGTACAATCTCGGCGGCATTCTGTTCAGCCTGTTTCTTTGTCGTTGCAAATCCAGACCCACAGTCCATACCGTCCACTACGACCGTGATGAAGAATTGTCCGTTGGTTTGGCCATCCATGCGGTACTCGGGCAAGGCGTACTTGAGTGCTTGACACCATCGCATGAGTTGATCCTTCCAATTATCATCCACAAGGGACGTCTGAACCTTTGTGAATGAATCAAGAACGAAACGCTTCGCGTGAACCATGCCCAAGTCCAGGTACACGGCGCCGACAAAGGCTTCAAACACATCTTCCATAATGTTCTCATTCATGTTCCAGCCGTTACGCTCACCCTTTTCATCCATCAAAATCATTTTTTCAAGACCAAGCACCTTGGAAATTTCGCACAAAGTCTTGCCACGGACCATCTTCGTACGGGCCTTGGTCAGGAACCCCTCCTGTTCCTTTTCGTGCAAGTCAAACAGGTGTTTCGTGATGATGAATCCAAGAACGGAATCTCCCATGAACTCGAGTGTCTCATAAGAACCAGACAGACCTGAATAGCGTTTTAGGGCTGACTTGTGCGTAAATGCACGACGATACAGTGTAAGATCCTTAACTTTGGTCCCGGCCAGAGCATTCACGACATCACGTGAAAGTTCTGGAGGGGGGAGGAGGACGAGAGGTGTTTGTTCGGCCTTCGGGGCCTCCATGTTTATGTTATATTACATACGTGGTTTTGTTTTAAGTCATTTAGGCAGTGGCGGTTACGGGCTTGGCCACCTTGGGGCGCATCTTCTTCTCCTTTGGGGCCTCAGAGACCGACTCCGTAGGAGTCTCCACGGTCTTCTCCTTCTTCGCGCGCGGCTTCTTCTCCGTCTCGGGCTTGACCTCCTTGATGTAATGCGGGTTGATGTACTTCTGAATGTTCAGAAAAGTCACCTGAACGCCCTCGGGAACCTGGAGCAGGTCCTTCAGGCTGTCATCCAGGCTAATGTTCTGGCCCGCCTTCAGACCCTTGGCCTCGACGTACTCGTTCACCTTGCGAGTCACCTGGGACCGAGAGATCTTCTCGTCGGCGGCCAAGTTCAGGAAGGCACGCAGCTTATCAGTCACACTCAGGGGCTTGTTGAAGCCGTTGTTCTGGGCACGGGCCGCCGCCTTCTCGCCATCAGGGTCCTCAAAGTGCTGACGAATCTTGCGGATATCCTTACGCAGAGCGCGCTGCTCCTTGGCGATAGCCTCCAGAGCGGCATTCAGAGTCTCGAGAGTGGCCATTTGTACTATAGGAAAGACGGGACTCTTTAAGTCGCGAAACACGCCAACACGAGTACAAGAAGCAACGGGATCAAAGCAATGAGGAAAATTTGCCACACCTTATACGTGTTTGGTAACGGCGTGGGTTTCAAAATTCCGCCCGGTAACAGTGTCGTTGGGGTACCTATAGGAGTTGCTCCCGGAAAATTTGAAGAACTATCACTTTGCGGAATATTTGAACCATACCCACGAGGGGGGTCTATACCAGCCGAGGGTCGAACTTCCTGTCTCGTCACTGGATCTTTGTTTTCACACTTCCCAAGACAGCAGCCGGCGTCACACGGATAAACGAGTCCGTTCTGTTTACTCACGTAGCCACATATATTTGAATAGAAATTGAGTGGATCGGCCAGACACGTACAATCTTTTAAAATGTACTTGGCACCGCACGAATTCATATACTACTAAAGTTAAAGATTATTTTTGTATACGTATTACAGATGGAGTACGGAAAGCCCCAGAAGCTTCCAGACGGTCGATATTTCTTGCGAATTTCTGGAAAGACTCAGCAGGTGAACAGTCTCGTGCTTCAGGATTCTCTCGAGACCAAGACGGTCAAGTTCAATGTTCCAGAGGGTACTTTAGATATTTTCAAGACAATTGATGAGGAGCTTCTCGCCCAAGCCAAGGCGTCCAAGGTGGAGTGGTTCGGCAAGGAACTTTCTGATGATACGATCCTGAACGCATTTCAGGAGAGCGTCACAGACGGAGTTCTAGATGCCTCCTTGGCCACCGTCAAGGGGCAGGTGACCACGACCGCGTTCGATACCCAAAAGAACCCAGTCGAACTCCAGGCCGTCAAGTCCGAATCCAAGTGTGACGTTGTCCTCGAGCTGGCAGGTCTATGGTTTCTGAAAAAGTCGTTCGGGCCCATTTGGCGAGTCCTTCAGGTGCGTGTCCGCGGAGGGGCGGTCGTCTCGGCCCCCAAGGAGTACATGTTCACGGACGAACCCGAGGATGATGTCGAGGACCCAGCGGACTTTTTGGATTGACCCCGAGTTGCGGTATCAACTCTGTTTGGCGCCAGCCCGTCCAAAATCCAAAAAGTTTCAGGAAGACCTTCGGTTGGGGGGACGCACCGAAAGTCCGTCCTCGGGGAAAAAATATCCCAACTTAGTATAAATGAATCGCAAGGGTCTCGCGATCGTTGTCCTCGTCGTCATTATTTTGTTCCTCCTGTTCAGTGGCCGGAAGAGTGGGTTCGGGATGGCCAACCAGGGCCAGATGGCTGTGACGGGTATGAACGTGAGTGCCGGCCCCGCCATGACCGGCGGTGCCGCTCAGACGACCGTGATGATGCCCGCCCCCGTGATGAGCATGGGCGACAACATCGGTCAGACCGTGTCGTCCGCCAGCCTGATCCCCCGCGACGTGGTGGCCACCGAGGACTTTGGTCAGTTCAGCCCAGACAAGATCTTGGGCAACCAGAACTACCTGGACCCTCGTAGCCAGATTGGTTACCCCGAGACGCTGGGCGGTGTTCTGCGTAACGCCAACCGCGACTTCCGCAGCGAGCCCCTGAACCCCCGCACCCCAGTCAGCATCTTCAACCTCAGCACGATTCCTCCAGATGTCATGCGGCCCAAGTTTGAGATCGATTACGAGTATTCTTAGTCCAGTCGCGCAGCGACTGTCCGCCCCCGCGCCTTCGATACGTTAAAAAAATGGTTCATTCTCTTAGAAAATGGACTTTAAAACCGCTATGACCGAGTGGGTCGCTTTAAAAGCCCAGTTGGCCGCAGCTCGCAAAGATCTCGGAACGTTAAATACGCGTGAGAAGGATCTTCGCAAGTTTGTGACTCAGCACATGCAGCAGAACGAGATTGATACTGTCAAGGTTCAGGACAAGGTCAAGGTGAATCTCAAGCAGAAGACGACCAAGGGGTCTATTACCAAGGAGGTTATTCTGAAGGGTCTTCGTACGTTCTTCGGTGGGAACGAGGCTCAGGTTGAGGGTGCTTGGAACGCCATTCAGGACTCGGCCCCGACCAAGGAGACGGCTTCAGTCACTGTTACGGGACTTAAGGAGCTCGTGCCTTGAATACACAAGTAAAAATGGGCATCAACGACGAATACTCGCGTGATGCGTATCAGTACGACCAGGTTTGGAACTCAGATGATGACTCGGACGAATTTGATTCTCAGCTCGATCCAGAGGATTGGCAGGCTGTCTATTCCGAAGACCTTTTGAACGCGTGGATGATTATATATGACGAACTTCACACGAACTACGTTTCACACGTCGTCAAGTACTCCCAGTTTATCGACTTTGTTATGGAGCCGTGGAAGTGGCAAGCACAGATGAACCCCGCGCCGATCCATCGTCTCTTATGGGAACGACTTTCACGTATCGAAACAATAAACGAGCGTGTTCGCGTCGAACAGTTTCACGGGTGG